CCCACCAACACCCTCAACCCCACCGTCTACTCCTCCAACACCACCAACACCATCACCACCACCATCGGCCAGAAACAAGTCAGGGGCCAGGTTCCGCACCTGGCCCTGGCAGCAGCCTACCACGCGACAGCCGACCCGTCAATTTACCCCATTAAGGGAGCAAGTTTTGGCATCCCACGCAAATGGAACGTGGACCCGGCGTTAGTGCGCCAAGGTGGGCCGCTTTTGAAGGATTTCCATCCCGTTGTCCCTGACAATGGTTATCATAATTTCATGGCCGCTTTTAGGAAGCGTTGCAATTACCTTAGTCATGAACGTGCTAGTCCTAGGGTGATTGCAGGCTCCTTGTCATTCCTTAATGTTTTGTGTCCTGATGGTTTGCCTGAGTTTGTTTGGAATCAGGATTTGTTTGATAAGTGGAATTTTAAGTTTGGGTCTGAAAAGCAAGCCCGTATGGTTGCGGCCTTAGACTCATTCTGCACGTCTAGAGTAAAAGATTACACTCGTAAGGAGGTTTTTGTCAAGACGGAGGCTCTACTCGTGCAGCACAAGCCCAATTGGGCGCCACGCGTCATTTTCAAAGGTACTGATCTTTACAACGCCGTATCTGGACCCATCTTTGGTGAGCTCATGCGCAGGCTTGACCTGCAGTGTGGCCTCATGCAAGGCCCTTATAAGTTCAAGTTGGCTTATAAGAAAACCCCGGTCCAGTATGTCCCGTTTGTAGATAAACAACCTGGTGAATTTATTGAAAGTGACTTTTCCAAAAATGATTTGCTACAGTGTGTCGACGTACAAGCTTTGGAGTTGCAATGTATGCGCCGCTTGGGGTGTCCCGAGTGGTTTCTTCGATTGCACGCAAAGTCTGACAAGTTCGTCGTGGAGAACCGCAAGCACGGTGTGTCCGCGACGTTAGAGCACGAGTTGCCTACTGGTGCCACTGACACAACGTTTCGCAATTGTTATTGGAATATGTGCATTTGTTACACGTTCCTTACTACCACCAAGGCCACCGCTTCTTTAGGTTTGGTCCTTGGTGATGATATGCTGGCACGAGTTGTTGGTCTCAAGCGTTATGCTTGCAAGACGTATGAGAGTTTGGCTAGTGAAGCGCGCATGGAGGCAGTGGTGTCTAGACACTCGCACCTGGTTTCATGCACGTTTCTTAGTAAATGTTTCGTTCCTTCTTATTCTGGGTTCCACTTCACTGTGCCTTTAATGGGAAAGAACTTAGCCAAGTTCAACATGCGTGCTAATTTGAACCAACAACTCAGCGACCATGCCTATTTCGCCGGCAAGGCCGTTGGCTATGCATATGAATTTCGTTTCATTCCTCAGTTACGTGACATTTTCCTTGACCGATTCATACACGAGTGGTCATTCGTGGAGAAAGAAGGGAAATTAGCGTTTCGTGATGCTGATGCCTCTGTGAGTTGGAATGCTCGTGAAGCTGGCATAACTCTGCGTGGCATCCGGGATAAGATCGTTGAGTCTCGGGTTGCCACGTATGATGAGTTTCATGGGTTTTGCTACCACAGGTATGGATTAACTGGCCATGATGTTATTGACCTTTTCGAAAGCGTGGTGCTTGACACTAGCGCTGTTGACGTGCAGTGTCATGCAGTCACCATGTTGGCCGCTGATTTCGTTTGAGCCTTTTCAAGCTTGATCACCTTGATTTCGCCCAACCGTGTCCAGCGACCGTAAAGGCTAATAGCGTTATGG